GTCAAACAAACGGCAAAGTTGACAAAGCAGTCCTACGCACAATCCAAGCACCAGCCGGCTTACTAGAACAACACGCTGCAACAGCATGGAACTGTTTACAACTAGACGCCTACTTCAACAAACTGACATTGAACCAAGTAGGTGCATATCGAACCTATGCGCAACAGCTCGCAATGTTTAACGAGCGTTACTCAACTACGGACGGTGGCCGTGTACCGCAAGTGATCCGCATATGGCAAGGCAAGAAATACTATTTGAAGCCAGGCAAAAGCCCAAGTGCGACACCAGGCAACAGTGACCACGGTTGGGGACTCGCAATAGACGTCGCTAATTGTGGCCTCAATTCACCGATCTGCAAATGGTTACTAGGCGACGGTTTCTCTACCTGCAAAGCACTCGAATACGGATTCACTTGGGCTGTCTCAGACCCCACCAACCCCAACTTTGAGGCATGGCATTTACAGTATGTAACTGGAGACTCATGGACGCCTTCAGTACAGCGTGCCATTAAAGTTTTCCCCAACCTAGTAGCCTGAGTGACTTGACACTTGCCGACTAAAGTCGGTAAACAGTGCCCGACTTCAAAACCCGACTATGGAGAAATCATGAACTTAAGACGTTTTCTAGGGCTAAGCCTTTTTACTTATCTGATGTGCGCTGCTTTTGCGGTGACAGGTCAGGAAACAACCGAACCAGTGTTCCAACCCGAAACACCGTCCACAATCGGTTTAGCGGATTTAACGCCCCGACAGCAGGAAGATCGGATAGAGGCGCTCACAGAGCCTTCTACGACCGTTTCAGAGCCAACCACAACCCTTGCACCGTTTGATCCTGAGACTAAATGTCAAGAATGGTTTGCTAGTGCCATTTCGGTTGGCTGGCCCAACAACACTGAGACACTCGAGAAGCTTGGACGCCTGCTCTGGAAAGAAACCAGGTGCCAGAACGTGAACTACACGCACCCATCGTTTAACGGTTCCGATCACGGCATCGCACAAATTAACGAAATCCATCGTTCTTATGTAGAACAAGTTTTCAATATGCCAATGGAAGAATCCATGTCAGACCCGACACTGAACCTCAGGTTTGCCTACCTGCTCTATTCCGAATTAGCAGACAAAGGCAAGTGCGGTTGGCAACCGTGGAAATTGTGTTAAACATCCACCGACCCGACTGGCAACGACAAGCTGCGTGCCACGATCTACCTCTAGAACTGTTCTTCCCATCCAGCGGTGTCGAATCATTTCGCAACATGAACGTGATCAAACCGTTCTGCGACAAATGCCCAGTGCAACCACAATGCCTTGAATATGCTTTGCGTGAACCTGACCAAAAAGGTATTTGGGCTGGCACCACCGAAAACGACCGGCGCAAAATACGCTATGGTCCTACACCCGTAAGATAATCTTTAACTAACCCAAACAAAGGACCCGACATGACCGACAACATAGAAGAAATGACCTTCATGATTAAGAAAGCGGAAGTTGCTATGAAAGCAGCCGCTTGGCAGTTAGAACGCCAAACCGAAGATATTTCAATGCTCAGAAAAGCCTTGTTTGAATTGGCTTATGTTGCTGAAGAAAACGGTATTTACCTATCAAATCTGACTAAGTCAACACAGGACGCCATTGTGGCCATGCGCTTAGGCGGTTTCAAATGAACTGTGAACTATGCAAAACAGAATTACACACCTTTGATCTACGGATTCAAGACCTATTGCAAGGTATCTGCCTCAACTGTGGCAAAGCTGGCGATTGGTTACACATGACCCCTGAAGAGTCAAGCCGTTGTCAACAGTTGTATACCTGGGCAAACATGACCGAAAACCAACGCAGAGCCTACGACAGAAACAGGGGATCATGAGCTTCAACCCAGCCGACTACGCCGAAGTAGCAGAACGCTTACCACTGTTCTGGAAAGACTGCGCCCGTGGGCGAATAGTCACCGAACTGATCGTTGATGACGGTACTCGAATTGTTGTTAAAGCAGAGCTGTACGCTGACATTGCTGACGCAGTACCGACAACGACCGGATACGCCGAAGAAGTACGCAACTCTTCAATGGTCAATAAAACCAGTGCTTTAGAGAACTGTGAGACATCCGCTATTGGTCGAGCCCTGGCTAACTACCAATATCAGGGTGCAAAGAAACGTGCTTCACTTGAGGAAATAGTCAAGGTTTATCGTCAAGGCGAACAGGTAGTTGGTGACCGTCCTGCAGCACCATTGACCGCATCAGTGCAACGCACACAAGCTCTTGGCTCATCAGCTGAACCACCAACCGCCAAACAAATGGCTTTGTTGCGTTCAAAGAACTATGAAGGTCAAGCACCAACCACTAAGCGTGAAGCATCGCAAATCATTGACGGGCTTATGAATGCTTGAAAAAGACTTCCAAAAAGCAGTGATGCAGTTAGCCAACTTTCGTGGCTGGCGTGTCCATCACACTCGCACAGTGCAGGTCGGCAAAAACCATTTCACACCCGTAGTTGGTGACCGTGGTTTCGTTGACCTAGTGATGGTGCACCCTGCTTACGGCTGTATTTTTGTCGAATTAAAAACAGATCGTGGCCGTGTCAGCCAACACCAAGTTGACTGGCTAGACCTACTAGAAAAAACAGGTATGGAAGTGCACGTCTGGCGTCCACAGAACTGGGACGAAATCACTGTTCGTCTAGCGTCTCCACCGGCAAGATTCGAGTTGCCTTCAACCGATTGATCTGCTTGATCATCCCAACAGGGATAGCAAGAATGTGATCAAAGTGATCTTGGTCAAGGATCATTGACTGAGCAATAACAATATGCTCATGCTTGGCATTGGGTATCAACCAACCAACAGACGAAACGATGCAAGCCGCTGCATCAATCTCATGTTTAGTAGCCCATGTTTCACTGACTGAATGAGCGTCATGCCAAACGATATGGATCAATTGTTGCTTCATATTCTTTCCCTCGATACATAGCCCAGCCGTTAGTAATAGCGACCTGCTCATACACAAACCGACCGCTTACAGGATCGTACGGTATGACTGCGACACCTTGTTGCCAATCCTCAGTTCTAGTAATCGGACGCCCTTCAAGGTCAATGCCACCCTTAACGCTAGGGATCGCACCATCTACTCGACACAGACAACCAGGTGAAGCAGCCATAACCGTTCTAGGGCCATCAAAATCGTCTCTACTGCGCTCAGCCCACTCACGGCGGTGAATATGCCCATAAACCACAGACACCTTCTCAGATGCCAAATACTTGTGGGCCGTACTGCCACCACTAGCAACCTTGTCACCATGAATAATCCGCAGCTCTGGAGTTACCCAAAAATGGGCGGCCGGATAGCCAGGCTTATATTCAATATCTGACTGATCAAATCGACACAGATACGGCACACTCATCACTGGCCACTCGGCTGGCGTATTGCCACGTTTCAACCCAAACGATGCCGATGCGTTCATGAGAATGTATTTAGATAAGCGTTCTTCATGATTGCCTGCCAACCACACGATCTTGGCTCGAGGCGCTGCAGCTCTTATCTGTGCACCCAACACGGTGGCACGATCAATTGTCGCCTGGGTGGTCCGCTGATAAGCAGGAGTCACCACATATTTGCCTAGTTCGGCAAGGTCTAAGTTATCCCCAACTAAAACCACAAGCTGTGGATTGACGTCTTTGCATATCTTCAGTGCTACAGCGATAGCACGCTCATCGTGGATTGGCTCAAGTTCACCTGATGCTGTAGCGAAATAGCCAATCTGTATGTCAGGGAAAATAAAGCATTTATCCCATTCTGATTGACTTTTAAACGCTTTAATGGCTGGCAACCTGATCGCTGGCCCTTGTTTAATCACTGGCCATTCAGGACCCGATTCCCACTTAGGAGAAAACTGGATCGTGGTCAGATCATGCACCTCAGTCTTACCTTGTTCGTTCTTGGCAAGCGTCTGTCGAATAGACATCGTTTTGATCTCACCGATCTCATCAATGTCAATTCCATTGCGGTTAAGCAGTTGAGCGATACGACCAAGTTGGCGTTGCATAACCAAACCTTACTGATTACTGAGGTTTTGTGGGGGATACTTGACAATTACCACCACCTGGTGAGTATGATCCGTTAATCCGACGAAAGGAAACCCGACAATGGGCACAGAGTTCATGCAACCCATCAACCCGATAAGAATCGTCACAGGTGATCAAGAATGGTCATTCACCACACCAGTGTTTGCTATCGCTATATCAAACTCACACGATGTCGAATACCTAACCATCAACGGACAGTTCTTCACGCCGGCACGAATCAAGTTTGCTGAAGTAAACATCAATGGGCAATGGGTGCGCCTCGAATCAAGGCACAACACTGCCACCTGATACAGTCGCCAATCACAACTGAGAACAACAGATTCCAGATGAGGGAATCATTAGCCCTGACGCCAGCTGAAAGCGCACATGGGAACACACGGTGACGTGGGTAGACGCTCACGCATTGTGAGCGATCAGCGTTCCCTAACGCAAAGGCGAAGGTTGTCCACCGAAAACAAATAGACCGGCACCCTTGGGTACTTCCCAGAATTGTGGGGGACACAAACCACCCAACTCTGTCAGTTAATTGGACGACAACCGAGCAAGTGCCCTTCTTGCTTGGGCGTCAGTATCACTTGACCTAAAGCCCTTGACCTACGCCATTGACCTACCATTACCACAAACAAAGGATTACACCCGATGACAAACAAACCCAAGAACCACGGCCACTGGAATAGCAAAGAATACAGAGACAACAGAGCCGAACTATTACGAGACAACCCTCAGTGCTACATATGCGGCAAGCCTGCAACCGAAGCAGATCACCTACTCGAATACGACCGAGGCGGTACGCATGAACTGCATAACCTTGCACCATCATGCAAATCATGCAACAGCCGAAGAGGTCAGAAATATGGGTCCATCAAAAAAAGAATTGTCAAAAATCAGACAGAACCCTTTTTTTCCACGCAGACGGAAGCCCCCGAACCGCCTCTTGTAATCTCTCCTTACAAAGATTTGGCAGGAACTGGCGAGAACCAGCCGACATTACCGCAGGTCAGAGGGTACTTACCTAGATTGGAAACGTCTGTCCGGTCGAATCTGTCTTACGGCCCCCAAGTTGCACAGTGGGCAGAAAGGC